TCCTGCCGCACCAATGGCTCCTGCAGTAAACGGTACAAGTAGAGAAAAAGGATTTTACCAACCGGAAGATACACGATGGGACCAATTTCAACTTGACCCAAATGCCAATTATCCTGGCGTGGGTTATGTTGGTTCTGGCGGTGTTCAGAAAAAATTCTTTAACGGTGGTGAAAACTGGATGGAACAAATGCTTAACAAACAAGGAACTGTAGGTAATGCAGATGAACAACCTGATTGGATGAAAAGATTACTTGAACAAGAGAGTACTGCCCCTATAGGTGGTGCACAATCAAATTGGACGAAAGATTTCTTAGATGAAGGAACTACACTAAAAGATAACTATGGTGGAAAAGCCATTGACCCTAATAGATTCTCTTCTCAGAAAGCAGCCCAATTGCCAGAAAAACTATCTGCTGGAGAACAGAGCGCTATGACTGCAATTACGAATTTGAATGATATAGCGGAAAGCAAAAACTATAGCAATGAATATAAATGGGCAGAGAAGGAAGCTATCAGACAAGGAAACACAGACTCTATGTATGGGAATATGGACTATCAAGGTTCTAATCCTTATGGTGATTACTTACCAAACGTAGGTGCTGGACAGAACTTTAGACCTAATGCAAATACCATTGTTCAGGATGCGGGAAACAATTTTCAGATGCCGGGATTCCCAAGAATGAAAGATGGTGGTGAGGCTTTTTATGATGAGAATGAGGAATACGATTTGACAGAAGAAGAAATCCAAGACTTGATAGCTCAGGGATATGATATTGAAATGCTTGATTAATTATTAAAACACAAGGATTTACCAGAACTATTTCGTAAATTCTTTATGTGCACCCACATTTACTAAAACTATAACGAATATGAGATGTCGAGTTACCAAAAAACCGCAGTTCAAACTTGGAGGGGCTAACCCTTTGAATGCAAAAACAAGTAAGAGTATGGGCGCTGTTCCCAGAGAACAGGCCAACCTTGAAGCTGAAGGAGGAGAGAATGTTGTAGGCGATGTAAATGGAGATGGGTTCATTAAAAACATGAACATTGTTGGTCCGTCACACGCACAAGGTGGCGTTCCTATGAATCTTTCTCCTGGGAATTTTATTTACTCCGATGATAAATCCATGAAGATATCAGATGCTG